ATTACTTCTCCCCTGCTTGATAATTGCTGGAACTGGAATTAATCTTGCTGCATCATCGTGGCCGAAATTCTGTACGATTTCTTTATACAGCGATTGCTTAGCACGAAGAACTTCTGTGTAATACTGGGCTAGATCTGGAGGAATTCCAGGGGTTCCTAATGCTTGAATAACCTGCGCATCCTGTGTGTACAACTGAGTAAGAGTCTGAGAAAGCATAATATCATTCTGCTTCTCCAATTCCTTATTCATCGATGCCGTAGACGCGCGAACCGATAGTCCAAGTTTACCAGTTTTGATATTCTCAAACGCCTCTCGTAGCGCATCTGCGTTATCACCAAATTGCCTGAGCTTTTTTCCAAGTCCGAAGCTAGCGTACATCTTTGCAAACTTTGAACCGGCTCTGCTGTGAGCACTGCGCATATCGGACATGCGCAATCCAGTTCGAGAATTCTGTTGTTGTAAGACCGCGAAAGTCCCTTGGCTACTATATATTCCTCTTTTGCTATTGACAATCCCGCCACCTGTACCTCCTGTTGCTGGATCGATACCAGTACGCTCTTTGACTAGTGCTAGTGAAAGATTCTCGCCATCAAGATTATCAGCTTGGATGTTGCCAGTTTCTAACCGCTCAATCTCCTTCTCGTCTGCGGGTACTAAAACACCAGGATAAAACTGAAGGATTGAATGCAACTTGCTACTCTTATTTACACGGAATGCTGTCGTATTACTAAGTGTCTTAGCGTTAATTCGCTGCCGATGAAGTTCTGAAATTTCATCCTGATAAGACTTCAACATCTCAGCAAAACCATAACCATAATACTGGTCATCATCGTATGCTAACTTTGCATCCTCAAATATATCCATATTCTCTGGATAGTAATTGTAAAATGCTGCAAGTCGCGTCTTACTCTGTGGGTGGTGCAAGCATACTAATCTAAGATTCTGCCCGTTGTGCTGATACCGATACCAGCATTCATAAATATCGTATTCATCAGCAAGAGAACCAGAACCCGTATCTTGAATTCCTTGCTGGCGCTCGATATAATTTTGCAGGGCATCCGATTGTGAGCGGTCCGGCTGAGCGATAATTTTATCCAAATCTTCATCAGAAAAGAACTTGAGTGCTTTCTTATCCTCAAGTGTCTTACGCGAGCATGTCATAATATGACATTTGAATTTAGAATCTTCTAGTTTCTGAAAACTAATATCAGTGAGGAATTTATTCAGAGGCACATTCTCAGGACGAGGGCCATCAAATCGAATAACATCCCGCATCTCATATTTAGATTCCTCTGCTGCTATATCTCCAGTAGAAACATACTGTGTCTCGACGTGATACAGCCAAGGGAATTTAATAATTCCAGTGCCGTTACGAATGGTAGAAGAGAACCATGCTTCCTCAACGCGGTAGAAATCAAGCTCCGCAGGATCAAGAGCCATATTCCCAAGAAATTTTTCAACGGCAGAGCGTTGATCGTCGCCCTTGCCGGATTCAATATCTCCGTATATCTTAGCTGTCCAAAGTGGGTCAGTCATATACATGGCCATAACACGAGATAGAAGATTATCAGAATTTGCTGCTACAACCTGAATCTCTATATTAGAAGCTCCGGGCCAAGGAGTATCACGAATCTCCGTAAGAGGAGTGCCCTTGTACAAACGGGCGAACTCCTTTAGTTTGACCTCACGGAAATTCCTCGTCCTCTCGTACCAATACGAGGTTGTCTCTTCCACCCACTTCCACATCTCTTCTGTGGCATCTTTACCGAAATTAATTTTGATCGGTTGAATTGCTGGCATTTGAAATACCCTTTATACCCAGAAGTGTTGAACCGACTCCGGCAAAATAATAACCGATAGCCATATTGTAATGTACTGCGATAAACATAGAGGAGAATGTTATAAGCACTCCCCAGAATGCGTGAGGTAAATTACCAATTTCCGTAAGAAATATAGTAAACTTAGCCATAAAATCTCCTAACTTGTTGCTTGCGTAGGGGACATACCAGCTGCGATTGCTGCGGCTGAAGGAGCCACTACTGATGCTACGGGTGTTTTAATATCAACTGCGATGTCTGCATACAACTTCTCAATCAGCGGAACAAGCTGCCCTTCGATTGTATTCTTGAAATATGCTTCAACATCAGCGACAACCTGAGTATCTGCAGTCCAATTCAAACCCTTCGCTGCAATCGCTGTTGATATATCACCGCCAATAGCGAGCGCACCGTTTACTGTGCTGAGCAGCGCCAGCTTAATTTCAGGCTGCTCGGTGATTACGGTACTCAACACCTTATCAGCCTTGCCGATAATCGTAAATACCTCGCCGATCTTTTTGGCAATAATCACAGGACTCTCCGCTACATCCTTTAAAATACTCGTAATACTCATAATCGCTCTCCCTAATGATGGAATGTTTGAACTAATTCTATTACTTGTTTAAATGCCCAGACCATAACGCCACCAGCAATATACTTTAGCGTGACACCAATAGTAGCACTGAGTTTTGTAAGATCAGTATGCATACTATCGACTTTATCTGATAGCTTCTCGCCGCGCTCATCAATCAAGACAATCACCTCGGAACGAGTGATATAATCTTCGGCCATATTAATTAAACCCCATTGAAGAATTTCGGATCGTGCGTTTGTATTGTTCCTTGCGGCGAAGAATCTCAAATTCAACTTCGTCTGTGTTTGTATCGAAGTCCCATACTTGTGGGCCGTAGCCGAGTGTGTCTAGCACATCAATAAGTTTACCGCTGGGGTACGCTTCAAATTCCTCGATAAACTCTTCCATTCCTACAGTGTTGATCCAGAACTCTCCGCGGCTGAATATCGGCCCGAGTCCCTCAATACGCATTTTTTTAGCGTTCGCGGTCTTGGGAGTTTTTAATTCCTTAATCTCAAGTGCGGCATATCGTGGATCTTTATAGGATTTTTCCTTGATTATGTAATCCATGTGGTACTTGAGATACTTCTGTGCGGCAATAGTCTCCATATAAATACAGTCGAGTTTCCAAACATTGACGGCAAGATCGAGCATAACTCCGATAAATTCATCAGTTCCACATGCTTTTGCCCAGACATCAAGCAGATATACGCGTCTGGGATTTTCTGCGATTCCTGTGACTGTGATAGCATGTCTGCACCGTCCGTCATTTCCTGAATGGTTTGGATCAACTATCATGTAGCGTTTTAGATTTCGTGGGCTAATGTCTTCTTCTACGTCACCGTCTAATACCTTATGCCGGATATTTATTTTCGTTCGTGTACGTGTGCGGCCCTTAGTATCGAATGGAATTACATCCTGATATGTAAAAGAATTATCTCGTACAAACTCAAACCGTCGTAAACTCTTGAGTTTAAACTTTACTTCCGCGGGGTTAATCGGAGTATTAAGATATTGGCAAGAGAAGATGTACGTGCCAAGTCTTTTTCTATATCTTGCCAGTTTTTCAAAGTTAAAGGATTCAGGAAAAATAGGAGTACCGAATGGATGTAGATTGCAGCATCCGCCTAAGGCTGAATGGGTCGTGAAATTGAAATAGGTTTCTTCTTTTCGCAAATAGGAATTCAGATCTTTATAACTCCAGCGATTTCCTACAACGAGTTCGTCATTATCTCTTCCGCCATCGTCTTGTTCGGCATCGAACGCGCCTACTAGATATTTATGATACTCAATAGTTTTCGCCATTGTAACATCAGATTCGTATGCTTCGCGTCCTACTAAATCGTCTTGGATTACTATATCATAATGCCGAGATTGAAGTGCGCCACCAACACCGATGAAGTCGAAAGTACCTTCGCCTTGTGCATTTGAACCCTTCGAGCGCATCTGACAGAATGATTCTTTATTCTGTGTGCAACTTGCATCAGGTAGAATCTCAGGGAAAATATACTTAAAGAGATCATTATTCTGATAATGCCCTTGCAAACGAACGCCCAGTTTCGACGCGTTCGTTATAACTTCGGATACAAGCAGGATACGAATATCCTGATTATGCACGTACTTCATCCACTTTATCCAGCGGTCGCCGTAGCCAAGAGCACGCATGTAAAGTTCATCCTCGTAAGTTAAAGGAAGCGCGCGCCACATACTATAGCATTCTGTAAACACTGTGGATTTAAAATGCCCGCGAGGAATTTCAATTACTTCCTTGAGGCCATCTTTTTCTACGACCTTGCACATTTGAAAGTGTAAGTTCTGATCTGGATTCGGGTTCTTCTGGAATCTTGTTTTGCCGAGCACACGTGTTGCGAAATAGAATAGCGAGCCTTGTGAATTAAGCCGGTGAATCATTCGCAGCGTCGTAGGGTCATTATGCACCGGCGGAAGCACACGCCAGCTAGAAGTTACAGCACGCGGTATATATAATCCGCCAGTCTCGCTGTATTCATATTCTAGATTTTGAGCTGCTACATCTTGGAGATCTTTTGAGGTATAGCTCATAATTGATCCTGCTCCGCGCGTCGGGACTTCGTCCCTCCGCTTGGGGACCCTTTGAGAAGCACTCCCGACCCTGAAGAGATTTATATTGAAACTCAGTTTATAGTTAGATGCGGTACACAGCTTCAGGTATCGGGACTTACTAAGTGAGGGTCCAGAACACTCAGCAAGATTTAGATTCTGTGTACCGCAGAGCTAACTAATTCGGGAGCTTGGCGGGCTCGATTCCGTCTAGAAGTATGTCGAGAGTTTCCGCGTTCGTCATTTCGCCGAGTTCGTATTGCTTGATTTCAGCGGCGGCTGCGCTTTGAGTAAAGGAGTTCGCTGTGCTTGTGCAGGGAATTTCTTGAATCGGCGGCGCGTTACTCAGCAGAGACATTAAATTTGATGCCACAAGTGGATCAACCTGCATGTTCGGAACTACTTCAACACTCACACTGCTTTTAGATACCTTCGCTAGATTCCCTTCGCGGTCTAGTATGTCTTGCGCGGCCTTGTACTGGAGTTGCGAGCCAAGCTTTCCGAACGCAGCATTCTTAATAACATTCAGCGCCACTGGAACCATATCCCGAAGTTCCTGCCTCGCGTTATCTATATTCGTGCGTAGCGCGGCATCATACCCAGAGATAACACCGCTCTTTATCTCCATGATCTTCGCATGGAATGCTGGAAGCTGCCGCACTAGCACAACCGTCTGCTTATTGCACCCGAGCATGTTTGCGATCTGCTCGTTGCTAAATCCGCTCGGGTCGAGTGTCAGTCTCGCAATCCGCTCGATCTTCATCATCCGCTTGTACGTCATTTGCAAATGCGGATTTAGGGCGGAAGGCCGGCCAGGAGTATGAACACCCATCACAGCACCTCCCGAGGCACAAGCTCCCACGCGTCCGATTGCTGCGCCGCTTGCGCCTCCCGTAAATAATCCTCGATACTAGAATCCGCTTCCGGTGCTACCTGCGCGGAGGGCGCGAAATGTCCAGTCAGTAGGGATTTATCCCAAGCATACTTGTTCTTAAATTCTTCAAGACTCTGTAGTATTTTAGACTCGCTCATTCTTGTCGCCCCTCTCCGACGCAGGTCAGGCACTATGGTTACTATATATAGATAGGGGGAGAATATCAATAGAGTATTACAGCCATTCGTACCGCGTAATACCCCATTGCGCCGCCCCGCGCTTGCGTCGCGCTTCGCGCTGCGTGTGCTATAGTGCTAGAGTCAAATTTTTTAAAAATTTATATTGGTGGTCCCCGGCCAGCGAATTCGAATTCAGATTTTTTAGGGTGGGGGGAGTCTATACTATTAAATCTATACTGAAGAGTATATACTGAGAGCGGCGCGCGTGCTATAGCACAGGAGCGAGTGCTTGTCAATACAACTTTAGTTGTAGAAAATAATTGTGCTATGAGTTGACACGTGCAGTATAATTAAAACACGGGCGAGATACGAGATGCCCGAGATTGGCGCCGTATGGCGAGGAGTATATATCATGGCTATTACACTCACAGTTACACTAACGGATGCGCAGGAGTCTGCGCTGTATATGATGGGGAAGGATGATGATGCGCAGAGCGCAATTGCGCAGAGCACGTTCAACGCTCGGATCAAGGGCGATTTTAAGAGGTACCGCGAAGCGGAGTCTAAGGTCAATGCAGAGATATACGATAACTCTAGCAGGCGTGGCGCGAAGTGGGATATTAGTAAGGATGAGTATCTCAAGCAAGCGGCGCGGGAATCACTCGCCGTACTCGCAGGGTTGTAGCCTGCTTCCCGCGCACAGCCCATGCTGATAGGTCATGGATATGCGCGGGCGGGAGGTTACACACTATGAGCGAGAATAAATATCCATACAACCCAGAAGCGATGTATATCCGTATTGCGGAGATGGGGGCGCGGATTGAGGAGAATAAACGTAGGGTACGCGCTTGTGATTCGCTCGCGTATGTCCCTAGCGTGCGGCGTGAATCTAGCGTTCGCAAGGTTGTTACACTGCACGATGCGGCGCAACTCAAGAGCGGTGATATGCTCGCGGTACTGCTCCGTCGCGCACAAGATAACGGGAGGCTGTAAACTATGATCATAATTGAGCCAAGGATGAGCGCCGAACGATTACAGCATGAAGCACGAGTCGCACTGTACTTGAACCCGCGCCAGTTCGCGCATTACGCTGTACTCTGGTATCTAACTAGCAGCGCGGAGCGTTACGCGCGCAATAGCGTTCGCGATATATGAGCACCGGCGCGCTGCACGCGCAGCTCGCGCTGATCTGGCTCTATGCAGCCGCAAACAATCTCGAATAACCGTACGCGTGCTTACGCCATAATATCGGCGCGGCACGCGTATTTGCGCGTAACGCACTCGAATCGTACAGTGCTCGCGCCGCTCGCGCTTGTGATTGAAGTTCTGCAAACCAGTATCCAGGTGCCCTCGCATCATATCCCCTATCCAAATCAACAACATACCGACTTCCCCCCCTAGGTATGACCAGGGGGGGTGGCACGGTGATAGCATGAGTGACGAGATGCTATATTAAGATTCTCTCCTCGTGCTATTCTCGTTCGCTGTGCTTATTTCTAGTTCTGTGCTAAATAGTGCTCTTGTATTATTAAAAAAAAATATTTTTATAATATATATAGAAAGCAATAGCACAGGAACGATAATAACTATGGAACGAACGAATACTATAGGACGATCGAATAGCAGCGGAGAATTTATAATATTGGTTGACCCCGACGCCATAGCACATACGGCACACCCCCCCTGTCGCCACCTAGAGGCGCATCCGGCTATGTGTATGAAAACAAAGGTCGATGGCAGACAAGACAGGTCTTGACACGGTTTGCAAAACACGCTATCATA